ATCCTTTCCGCGTTCGCCGATTTTGGTGGCGTCGTATGAGTAGGTGTATCGTGCCATTACTCATCACCGCCGTCTTCGGTGTCTCCCTCCGTGCCGGTGCCGTCAGCGTCGCCGCCGTCAGGATCCTGTTGGCCATCCTGGTCGTCGTCGCCTTCGTTATCAGCTGCTGCGTTGAGTTCTTCCGCCCTTGCCTTTACGGCAGTCTTGACAGTCTTTCTGCTTTCGCAGGCGTCAATGATGATGAGCGCTGTCTCCGACTCAATGTCGCCGACTGCCTTTGCGGCGTCTTCAGCGTTCATCTGCATGACCTCGACCGCCTTCACGATGTCCTCCTCGCTTGCAGGAAGGTCCAGGACGCCGTTTTCTGTCTGGATGGGTAAGTTTACCCCTACGACATCATTTGCGCCGTCCTGGGCCGTTTTCTGCGCTTCTACGGGGTGCTCGTTATTTGCGTGAGCGATGGACTTCGTGCGAATAAGTGCGGGAACGCGGGAAGGGAGAACGGCGTCAGCCGGGATGCTGTCTCCTGCAGCGTATTCGACGCCGGAGAGAGTAATGGTTTTAAGTGCAATATAGCCGTTCATCGTCTGCCCCTCCTTATACGCATTCCTTGAAGTAGATAGCGAGGTCGTCGCAGGTCTTCTTCATGTCGCTGGACATCAAGCCTTCGATGAATTCGCTGTGAGTGCCCTTCTCGCCTTCGTACTGGTCGAATGCCACGTGCTGGCCGTTGCCGAGCATATCCCAAGTGAAGATATAACCGGCAGAAGGTTCGTCGATGGCAGGTGCGTCAGTTACGTAGCAAAGCAAAGCGCCAGCAGGATCACAGATGAATTCCATGTTCTCGCCGCCGATGCCTGCGCTGTTGTAGGTGCTCTCAAGCACTACGACTTCCTTGAAGCCGAAGAGCTGTGCGAGAACCTGCTCGTTTACAGTAGCAGGGTTTGCGGTGCTGCCGGTGTACTTCACGCGCTCGATGATGTCGCCGTGGTTCTTCAAAGCGTTGAAGGCATCAACACCGAGGCAGAGCTTGTTAGGAGTTCTGCGTCCGGAGAGCTTGATTTCCTTCTTGCGTGCGTCGAAGAAGTTCACGGGATCGAAGTTCGCGTCAGTAAACTTCAAGAATTGCTTGTCGCCAGGGGTAGCGGTTACGCCACTCCACTCGTTGGCCCATACGCCAGCCTTGAAGAAGTTCTGCGCGAAGAGGATGTCCTGGTGGAGGAGCATCTGCTCTGTCGCAAAGCGAACCTTTGCGCGGCGAGGATCTGCGACGCCAGGAGCGTGTGCTCTCTGGAAGTCGAGAGTAGCGATCTGGTCGATGCCTACGATGATCTGATCGACTTCGCACTTGTAGGTGTCGTCGGTCTGACCCATTACGGCAGGCTGAACCTTACCGAAGGCAGGCTTGCGGCTCACGTTGTCGCGAGCGAGGTCTGCCTTGCTGAATTTGTAGTAGTAGCTGGAGCTCTGTGCAACAGGGCAGATCGGGAAGATCTTCGTTGCGACAAAGTCTGCGGGGTTGGCGAAATGCGCCATTGACATATTTGTCAAATAGTTGTTAGGCTTCCAGCCTTTCGCGATTGCGCTCTGGATGCCTGCGTTAGTGTTTTTCATTGTCTGTATCCTCCTTTAGCGGTTACGCATCGTCGCCGTCGCCTTCATTGGCGCCGTTCTGAACGTCCTGGTTCTTGTAGCCAGCCTTGACGATCTGTACCTTGATGACGTCGTCTGCGGCGTTGGCTGCTTCAAGTGCGATAGCGGTGATGAAATTGCCAGCAGTAGCCTTGATGGCTTTACCGTTGGCGTCTGTGGTGAGTTCGTCCCCGGCTTTTACGGCTTCGCCAGCCTTCCAGAGACCGCACTCCTTGATCTGGACGGTTACGTCCTCGCCGGCTTTGATGCCTTCCTCTGCTGCGAGGAATAAGCCGACGGCGTTCTCGCCCTTGGTGTTAGCTACGGCGATTTTGCCGTTGCTGTCGAATTTAGCGGCAAGAAACGCGTTGTTTTCGAGTGCCGCTGCGGCTGCGCCCACGATGGTGGCGCTGTCGTTGATAGTAGTTCCGAAATAGCTCATGATTTCTCCTCCTTATCTGTTGGTCTCGTATTCTACTACGAGTTCAGGGTGCTGTTCGCAGGCCTTGTCGATAGCCTGGTTCCAGGTCATCGTAGGAGCACTCTTCTGAATTGCTTCAGCGTGCTTCTCGATCTGTGCCCATGCGTCGGACTGACCGCCGCTGGTGCTCTTGCCGATTTCGCTGAATGCGCCGGACTTCTCGACGGTCTGAACGGAAGCGTCCAAAACGGCGATCATCTGGTCGTAAGCTGCGCCGCCGGCTGCCTTGAGGCTCTTGAAGAGAGGAACGAGTTCTTCAGGCTTCTTGCCGATGATCTCGTACTTCTTGGCTACCTCTGCAAGCTCGCGGTCCTCTGCTTCGTCGGCTCTCTTGCGGAGTGCCTTCAATTCAGCGGCTACGGCAGGGTGGAGACCCTTGTAGATGTCCTCGTTACCGGCAGGCTCGGTAGCAGGAGCGGGATCGGTTGCTGCAGGTTCAGCAGCGGGTTCAGTTGCCGCAGGCTCTGTGGACTTTGCCACGGGGTCGGTAGCGGCAGGTTCGTCGTCCTGAATGCCAGCCTTCTTCTCGATCGCTTCGAGAGCAGCGAGCTCTTCAGGGGTGAGTTTGCTCTTGTCGATTTTCATTTCTTCGTCGACTCCTTTCGTTGTTTTGGTCACCGGATCGGTGCCAGGGTTTGTGGTTCCGGCAGGTTCTGTGCCGGTGGATTTGGCGATAATAGCCGCCAGCCTTGCTTTGGCGACTTCTATCTGTTCGGCAGTCATTTCGGGCGCGGATTTCAACACCTTTGTGGGTGTGCCGCTTGCCCAGAGTGCGATTGCGGCCGTGACCGCTTCGTTGAATTCAGCGAGGCTCTGACTCATCATCGTACCTTTGTCGGCGGCTGCCACGTCGGCATCGCGGACGATGGAGCAGAGGCTATCCTGCAGGAAATAGCAGAAGTCCCAGATTTCGTCGGTCGTCTTGCGGAGCTGTGCGGATTGGAATTTCTCATCGAAAGTCTCCGCGTCGCATCCTTTGGCGATTTCCTCGATTTCCGTTTGCTCGATGCCTTCGCGCTTTGCGATGGACATCACTCCCGCCAGGAAGCGCTTCACCATGCTCTGGTGAGCAGGTTCTGCCGCTGCGGGTGCAGGCGCTCCCTCTTTGTTCTTAAAGAGAAGAACGTCCGCCTGCTGGTTGGCGCCAGCATCCACGAAGTCTACCTTCGTGATTTTCAGGTCCTTGAGTTTCGATTTTGCCACTGGTTTTCCTCCTTTCTTGCTGAATTTATAAACAAAGGGTGCCGACGGTGCGGCTCCCTCGGTTTATCGTAAAAATGCCGAGCTTATGCTTCGGCGGGTTCGGTCGGTTCCTCGACCGGTTCTCTGATGGCTTCTCCTTCAATGCTGAACATCGGGTATTCTCCGGATTTGACCTTCTCCCAGACGTCGTCGTCGGTTACGTAGAAACCGATCCACCAGCCTTCCGGGACGGTGCCTTCGGGAAGTCCGAGGGCAGCCTGCTTCTCTTTTGTGAATACCATACTTTCGATGAGGACGGCGCATCCGCCGCGTTCGTGCATCTCTCCGCCTTCGCGGTAAAGCTCCACGAATTTATAGGCCGCCTGTTCCAGCTCTTCAATGTCGATCATGTCTTCGTGCCAGTCGACCAGCTGCTCTCCGGCGGCGCTCACGGAAACGTTCGCCCAGCCGAAGGCGAGGCGTTTGTCGTCATCCGATTTTGCAATCTTGAAGCGCCCGGATACTCCGGACGACTTTTTGACAGGCTCGTTTTTCAGAGCCTCCTTGAATGTGAACATTGTCGTTCCTCCTATTCTGCTTCTTCATAGCAGACGGCGCATCTGCAGCGCGGGTGTGCCGGTGGCGTTTGCTTCTGTCCGCCGTAGAGTGAACGTCCGGGGTACTCGAAACTGTCGCCGAGGTCTATTTCGACGCCGTCGAGGGCGCCGCATATTTCACAGACCCCTTCGTCGGCCGCTGTGCTCCAGACCGCTTTCATTCGAGGGAGCAGTCCTTCGTCCTGCGCCTGGTGAATTGCGTCGTCTGCGCCTTTGTTGTAGGCATACGCCAGTTCCGTCTCGGCTATCATCTGTGCGCGTTCTCGGTGCTGCCTTCCGGCGTACCGTGCGGCCGCTTCTCTGGCTCTCTTGGCTGCGGTGGTTTCCTTCATGGTGGGGTTATCCTCCATGAGCTTCGCCTTGACCTTCTCGTAGTAGTGAGCGTTGGCGAGCGCCTGGGGTTCTGTCAGTCCTATGGTCGGTCTGATGATCCGGGCGAGTTCGTCAACGGTCATGTGTCCTTTTGCGGTGTAATGGACCATACTGGAGACCGCTTCTTTCGCTTCGTCGCTCATCTGCGTGATCCATTCGGCGCCGTGGACGGTTATCCAGTTGTCGATGCCGGTGGTCATTGGCATATAGAGGTCGGGGTTGTTAAGAAGTGCGGCCGCGATCTCCTTGCCGCCTTTGAAGGCAGCGCTTTCCATTATCGGCTTGAGGTGGGTGTTGAAAAAGGCCACGTAGTCGTTCTGCCAGTTCGTGAATTCTTCCTCGGTCATATAGCCGAGGAGAATTGCTTCGCGCAGCTGTTTGTATGTGATAGCCTGCTGTTGGTCCTTCCACATGGTAATGAGGAGGCGCACCGGCTTCCGCTGATTCGCATTCAGGAATGAGTTCAGTCGGTGCAGGGCGTTCCTCTGGTTCCTTGTTTTGGCTTTGGCGAGCCTTTTGTGCTTATGGGTATGTTTCATTGTCTCGCCTTCCTTCCGAGCCTCTGGCGTGCCTTTTTGGCTTTCTCCAGGTCTTCTGCGTCTTCTTCCTCGGTGTCGAGGTTGTCGTCATCCGGGGAGACGTTGGTGCTGGGTGCCTTTGAGGGGTTTTTCTGGTTGCCATTCGGATCGGTGCCGCCGTCGCTGGCTGCGGTGTCTTCTTTGTCGTCCCAGTCTTCGAGACGTTCCGGCATACCGGCCGCGTCTCTGATGAAGTCTTCCAGGCTTTCGTCCGGGATCAAAGCGCCGCATCCTACCATCTGGTGGATGAAGTTGCCCAGCTTTTCGAGGTTCGCGTCTTCCACGTCGCCGTGTGTCAGCTGCGGGTAGTCCGTGATGCCTGCGAAATGGTCGCCGTTTATGTCGATAAGGGCGGGAATTGCGACGTT